TTGGTTCTTGAGGTCGCGCATGAACGCCTGCAGGCCTTCGGTCACGTCCTTGACATAGGTTGCGGTGATCGAGCGGTCGACCGCCCACTTGTGCCCGTACAGGATCGCGTCCATGACGATATCCATCGTGCGCACGCGGGTGACGAACGCCCATTTCGCATCAGCCGACAAGGTGCGGTTGCCCCACAGGCGGTAGCCGTCGTCGCGGATGATCGTCGCGATGTTGGCGTTATTGAGCAGGTTGGCCCGGCAGGTTTCGTCGCCGTCGAGGAATTCAATCGGGCGACTGGTACCGGTGATCCCGACGAACTCTTTGTTCGAGGGCGAGGCCCAGAAGCCGTACTCCGCGTCAGTCCAGGCGAACAGGCCAGCGACATAGGCCGAGCCAGGCGCGTCGACCGTGGCGTTCTTGGTGGTGTCCCAATACTGCACGCCCGGATCAACCATGTAGGCGCGCTTGGCGCCGAACTCGCCGGCGTAGGCCATGGCAGCCTCGTCGGTGGTATTGGGGCCGTCGATGATCGCGATTGCCCGCAGCTTATCGGCAAGGGCCACCAGCGCGGTACCGACCGCCTGGGTCGCGCTGTGCTTGGGCGTCACCAACAATCGCGGCTGGGCGTTGAACCGGCTTTTACCATCGAGCAGCGCCTGCAGGCCGGTACGCTTGCCGCCCAGCAGCTCGCCGCCGATGATCGCCGAGGTCTGCTCGGCAGCATCCTCAAGCTTGGCCACACCGCACGCGACAATGACCGCCTTGGCGCGGGTGTAGATGGCTCGGCACGCCTTGGTGATCGCCGAGTCAGGGCCGAACGCGGCAATGGCCTCGCGCTCACTGGTGATCAGCACCAGGTCATTGGGCTGCGCAGTGAACGTCGGCGCCGGGGTGAAGGTGTCGACCAAGCCAATGATCGAGGACGAAGGCAGAGCGATGGTGCGCGCGCCGGTATCGACGTTCGTTACGGTAACGCCGTGAAAGAAACCAGACATAGATTCTCCAGATACGAAAAAGCCCCGCGTTAGCGAGGCCGTAAGGGTTACAGCTGAAAAGAAAACGCCCCGTCAGTGCGGGGCGTTATCGGGATTGGTCAGCGACCCAGTGAGGCACGACCGGCCTGTGCTCGATCACGGGGAATTGATCTGACTGGGGCCAGTCGCGCAGATCCTGCAGATAGCTAAGCAGCTCGCCGAACTGCTCAGCCGACAGCGTGGTTTCGCGCTGCAGATCCTGCTCGTCACGGTGACGCTCGCGCAGCCACGCTGTCCGCGAGACTTCCTGATCGCGCCAAACGCGCTCACGTGCTGCCTCTTCCTCTCGCGTCAGTACAAAAGGCGCAGGGTCGACAAGGACCAAGTGACCAGCTTGAAAAACGATCTGCTTGCCAGCGTTACGCCCAGTAGACAGCTCTTGGAACTGGTCACCTGTCACGTCGACGGCATCGCCGGGAACATCTTTGTGAATGCGACCGTCGTAGAACAAGCCGGTTGAAAGGCTAAATTGCATACTTACTCCTAGCGCCCCAGCGCGAAAACCCAACCCTTGCCACCACCACCCCAAGTGCCGGAAGCGGTCCATATGTAGCGGCTTACATCCGTAACACCGAGGACGGTCCCGTAATTCCCGGCATAACTCTGCATGGTGCCGGAGTGCAATTGCACCCACGCCCCATACACTGTGGAAGTGAACGGCACCGGGAAGTACCGATAGTCCGTCTCGCTTGAAGACTCGTCACTAGCCGACCACTGAATCATCAACCCGCCTAGCCAAGCTGGCAGCTTGATGTATCCGTTAGAGTCAAAGCGGTAACCAAATCCTGACATTAAGTAAGATGGACACACTGCGAGGTAACCAGCTGTACCCGCTACCACCTCGTTAAGCGTTGCAAAGCGCGCGATCCCTGCAACGGTTTCGCCAGCGGCCTTTAACTTGCGGCCAAAGTAGTAAGCCAGGCCGCCAACGCTGACCCACTTTTTGTTTGAAACGCCTTCGTCCAGATCTGCTGGTGTGGCCTGCATGCCCGCATCAATGATCTCTGCGATGTTCGCCCCGAAGCTCGGCGCTGCCCCCGGCGCGACCCCCGCTGCCCATTTGCGGACAAACGCCGCCCCATCCGCACCACCAATAACAATGGCGGCTTTGTTGGAGCTGTGTTTTACCCACTGTGTGCCATTCCAGTATGCGTTTTGGGCGACGCTCGACTCATTCGGAGAACTGATAAAGGCGTAGTTATCGGCGTGCAAGTCGTAGCTGCCACCCGGCAGAGGGTTGATGTTCGGGATCGCATCAGTAATGCCGTAGTCGGCCAGCGTGGTCCCTTTTTCAGCCTTGGTGCCAACCGCCGTCTGGACGAATGCAGTGTTGGCCAACTGCTGTGTGTTGGCACCCTTCGCTGCAGTCGGCCCAGTTGGGTTACCCGTGAAAGACGGACTGTCCAGATTCGCCAGTTCAAAGGGGGCCTGCCAGGTACCATCGTTGTTGCTGGCTCGCCCAAAGATCCGCTTTTGATACGGGTAGTTGCTGATCTCGAAGCCGCGATTGGAGGCGTACACCATGCGCTGTGTGAACGCGCCACTGCCGTATGGCGAGATAGTTGACGGGTAGTAGTAGTTGCCCGACAGCAGCGTTCCCAACTCCTCTTGAGTCGCAGGAATTACGCCGCCGTTGTTATGGCCAAGCCCATATTGAGCCAGCAGCCTGCGCGCCCAGAACGTGTTCACTGCGCTGTAATCTCTTGAGTCCACCTCAACAGTGGGCACTCTTGGATTACCGGTAAAGAACGGGCTGGCCAACGGCGCCTTGAGGCCCAACGCATTCGTGACGGTGGCCGCGAAATTTGGGTCGTTACCCAGCGCTGCGGCCAGCTCGTTGAGCGTGTCCAGCGCAGCGGGCGACGATGCGACCAGGTTGGAGATTGCAACCCTGATAGCGGCCGCCACAAAAGCCGTGTTGGACGCTCGCTTGCTGTCGTCACTGGCCGGCGGCGTTGGGACCAATGGCGTCCCGGTGAAGTCGGGACTGTCCAGCGGCGCTTTGGCCGCGAGCGCGGTATTGACCTCGGTTTTGGTGTACACGTCCGTCAGCCCGTAGCCGGCGACCGTGGTCGGGCTGGTGGCCGCCGTGACACGACCGTTCTTGTCGACCGTCACACTGCGGTAAGTGCCTGCAGCCACGCCCGTGCGACCAAACACCATCTCGAAGCTCAAGCCGGACACGCCCAGACTGATCAGCGCGTCAGTGACCAACTGCCAGATGCTGTCGCTATTGGCCGTGCCCTTTTCCACATGCACCAACAACCCCGGCGTCACCTTGGCGCTGGTGTCCGCGTCTGCAGATCGAATCCAGGCGCCGGCAGCCACGACATACAGGCCGTTGTCCTTTGGCACCGTTTGATTCTTGACCAACGCGCGGTTGCCGGCCAACAGCGCTATTCCGTCGACCGTCTGCAGCCCGCTCAAAACGATGTTTGCCGTGGTGGCCACCACCACCGAATGCTTGAAGTCCTGCCGCGCCAGTTCCTCTGTCACCCATTCGCGGGTTGCCAGTACAACGCTGGGGTCAATCTTGAGTTCGACGTTGCTTGAGCTGCTTACAACCAGGCTCATGCGCACGATCTGCGTCCGGCCCGACCCTTGGTTCAGCAGCGGCTTATAGGTCGGCGCGCAGTTGGCCACCGCGATCAAGTCGCCGTCCGCGTCGTACAGGCCTATTTCTCGAATCCACTTGCCGCCGACCTCAGCGGGGATCACCTGCTCGGCGACGATGATCGACGGATCTTTATCGTCCACCTTCAACTGATTCAGCGGCGCACGGCGCCATTCGTTGAGCAGCGAGCGCTGCATGGCACTCGGAATCGGGTCGGTGCCGTTGGCGTCGCCGATGCCCATTTGAGTGATCTTGAGTACAAGCCCCAACGCGCTCGCGTTGGCCAGCTTTGCCGCGCCCACGTTTGTGAGGATCGCGTAGAACTGTGAGTTCTGGTCAACCATGTGCAATATCCATTGTGTCGATGGTGTGTTCACGGCCGCCGCGACCGATACGGCCGACGACCTCGATATCTCGCTGGGTAGGCGGGTAAACGTCGAGCACGTCGCCCTCGGTCATCGAGCAGCCCACATAGAACCGGCCCTTTGTCTCCAGGCTGATCGCAAGCCCCGTCATGTGACGGGAAACTGGCCGGGCGTCATCGAGCAGGGCCGTCAGCTCGGTATACGTGCCTTCGTCAATGCCCTCGTCTGAAACGCCGACCTTTAAGGCGAACGTGCCCGGCACGCCCTCGGGAACCATGTTCCACCACTCCACGACCTCGATCAGGTAGCCGAACGGCTCCACCACCCGGCGCAGCGCGCCGATGGTGCCCTTGCGGGAGTGAACGAAGTACGCCGAGCGGATCACCGAGCGCTTTACCGCCTCCGACCACGTGTCATCCCAGCGGTCCACCGACCACGCCCAAGCGAGCTGGTACAGCAGGTGCGCCGGGCAGGTGTCGGGGTTGTACAGGGTGCGCAGCGTGATTCTGGTACGGTCGAGCGCGGCCGCGCCGATGGCCCGCTCCAGTGGCGTGCTGTTATTGGGCAGCAGCGCCGTCATGGCAGCGCGCCCCGCGTTACGGTAACGGCACTACACCAGGCCGCTTGGGCCTTGGTCGGTCGGATATCAGACCAGTTGTCGATTTCCACGCGCTTGACGCCGGCAACGTGCAACTGGGCGTCAATGGCCGACCGGGATACTTCCACGCCGAGGCGCCGGCGCGGGTTCTTCCACGCCTCTAGCCGGGCTTTAGCCTCAGCCAGCACCGCCTCACCTTCTGGCCCATTGCCGGCCAGATACACCACGGCATTGATCTGGTAACGCAGGATCTGCGCGCTACGCACGTTGACCCGATCCGCGACCGGGCGCACGTCATCATCATTGATGTGTGCGGCGACCGTGGCCAGCAGCCCAGCGTCGGCAGTGCCGTCACCGTCCAGGCTCAACACCGTTACATCGACCACTGCCGGCGACGGGCTTTCGGCGGTGGCATCGGCCACCAGGCCCGACGCGTTACGGGCGTGCATGATGTAGCTGTTTCGGGGGCCGGCCGTGGTCAGCCCCTCATAGACCAGTTGCACACGCTCGCGCAGGGCGTCGTCTTCTTCCAGCACCTCGGGTACCGGTGGCACCGCGGTCAAATCCTCGGCCTGCACCACCAGTCGCTGCAGCTCAACGTTGGCCGCCAGATGATCCAGGTCCGAGCCTTTCGCGTAGGCCAGTAACAGCGCCTTGGCGGCGTCGTTGACCCGCGCCCGGTCCTGCACCCGCCAGTACGCGACCAACTCCAGAATCTTGACCACTGGATCACTCTCCAGCGGCGCCGACCAGTTGTCGCCCAGGTACTCCCTGAAAACCGCCAGCGCGGCCTCGTACATGGCTTCAAAGTCCAGACTCTCCAGCACCTGCGGCGCCGGCAGCGCCGCCAAGTCGATTGTCATGCGCTTACCTCAATGACTGAGCTGTCGCCCAGGTAAGCCCCGGTCAACTGCATTGTGATTTGTCCGTCGACTACGGCTGTCACCCGCACACGCTCCAAACGAAAGCGCGGCTCCCAACGTCCTAGGGCGCGAGCTACCTCGGCTTGCACCGCGCTTTTCCAGCCATCGTTAACCGGCAGGTCGACGTAACGGCGTAGGCGGCTGCCGTACCCCGGCCGCATCCGGCGGCTGCCGATCGGCGTCGTCAAAATGTCTTCAATGGACTGCCGCAGATGATCCAGGCCGGACAACGGCAACCCTGTGCGGCGATCCATTCCGAGCATGGGGTTACGCCTCCAGGCGCTGGAAATCCTTGCGGGCGTCCAGATAGGCCTGCGCCTCGGCGTCGGAACCTTCAACCTCGATCCGCGCGCGGACCACTTTCAGCTCCCGGCCGCTGGCCATGAATAGCGAGCGCGAGGCGTGAACCTTGTCGCAATAGATGACCGTCGCCGGCGCACCAGGCGCAGCGGGTTCTTTCTTGATAGCCATGATTTCCCCAGGTACGAAAAAGCCCGCCCAAATGGCGGGCTGTCAGTGTTTGTGGTTGGGCGTGTTACCGCCGGTGTCGATGATCTTGCCGCCACCGTTGATGTCGCCCGTTACGGATAACGAACCGACAATCTTGACGCTACCCTCAAGGGTGATGTTCGGTGCCTTGGCCGTGATGCTTGTCGCCTCGGCGGTCAACGTGACCGTCTTGGCCGTGATTGCATCGTCGGTCAACGTGGCCGACGTACCACCCACCTTGACCTCGACAGTGCCCGTGGGCAGCGTGATGGTGTAGCTGTTGGCCTGCCAG